TTGTATGGTTACTTATTGGTATCTTAATTGGACTATCCATAGCATTGTGGATTAACCTTGTATGGGTATTTCCAGCAGTGTACAATTTTGTGAAACAAAATAAAGGTTGACAAAGGTACCTTAAAGGGATACAATAAAGGTACATTATCAAATAGATAGGAGAGGTATAAATGAGTGAAGTAGACCCTAGTTATTATCATGGTACCACCAATGGGGGAGACCTTCGTAGTAACTTAAGAAACATCTTAACAGAGGAAGAGTACATTGGTGCGGCCAAGTTTAACATCTTCAAGTACACTAAGAGGTTTAAAAACAAGAACGGTATTACTGACTTGCTTAAAGCTAAGAATTACTTAGAGGATTTAATTGATTACTATAAAGGTATTTCAGAAGAAACGGAGGATACCCCTGTGGCAGAAGAGTACACAGAAAAGAAACTAGCAGTTAATAGCACTGGTCAAGGCAAAGCTAATGAACATGTAGAGCAGCAAAAGTTTGTTCCAGATAAAAAGGATAAGCAGCATTCAAAATCCCACCAGGATTACTTGAGTAACAAGTAAAGGAGGGGTACTCATGAAAAACGCATGGAAGGTTATGTTTCTAACTTTTGCTTCAGTAGCAGTACTTAGCTGGTACCAACAAGGAACAGTAGTACATGCTAAAGTACACAAAGTAGATACAACAGTAGTATCTAAGAAGGGTAATCAAAAGGTATCGAGTAAAAAGGCAAAGGTGCCTAAGGTGAACTACTCAGTTACGCCTAAGCCTTTACCCAATAAAACGGGTGACCCGTATGCAACACCTACTTTAGGTACTAAGTACTTTACTGGTACAATTAAGTACAGCTATGGTTCAGGGGTAAGTAAGCAGTACAAAAATATTTACCAAAAGGCTATCAAGTCATGGAATTACTCTTTGAAGAAGAGTAATATTAAAGTACACTTTAAGTACTCAGAAAGTAACCCAGAGGTGTACTTATTACAGAGTACCAATTTGAACGATTATACGAGTACTAGCAGTTATTTATTAACGGTAGGGTTAACAGAATCAACTTACCATCATTGGTACTTGGATAAAACAATTCCTAGTTGGAATTCATATGTATTTTTGTACAAGGACTCTATGGATTCAGCACAATTAAATACTACTATGAAGCAAGTAGTTGCTACTCATGAATTAGGTCATGTACTAGGATTAGGCCATAATACTGAGGTTACCAATGATATTATGCAGCCGGTATTGTTACCTAGTGTTAAGTATAAAATTACTTCACATGATTTAGCTAGTGTTAAGCAATTGTACGGCTTGAAAGGGGTAACCCATTATGGAAAATAAGATTGGACTGGTTAACTACCAGGGACAAGAGGAGACTAAAAAGGTAAAAGAGTACAAAAAGAAAACATCTGAGTTGGATAAGCCGAAGACTAAACCAGAAGTATTTCTTTCAGACCAAGACCCCTTCTATCAGGGTAATCCCACTAATGACCAAGGTGACGAGATTATTCCAGTTAAGGACAAGTATCAAACGCAAGAGGAAAAGTTAGATAATAGTCGAAGAGAGGCGCCTAAAAAGGTTAATTAGGGGGATACTACATGGCAGGTAAAGTTTGGATAGGTACTCTTACAGTAGATGGTAAAGAAGTACAACGAGTTACTTCATCAGGTAAAGAGACTGTTTGCTTAGCAGTGGAAAGTGAAGTATATACTCGGTACAATATTAGAACTTTACTGGGAGATAAAAATAAGTGGGAAAGTACTAGTTTACCTAACAAAGTTGTCGCAAAAGTTGAGTACAAGTACTAAGATAATATTAGTTACGATGGGTGGAGATTAATTAGAGGGTGACCCAAGTACCAATATATCTAACCTGGATAGGTTTAAAACTAACTAAGTCTGGAATGACACTAAACTATGCTAACGTTGGAAATTGAATGATACGTTTGGGAACTTTCGTGCTACTTCAGTGTAGCTTCCGGCGTACATATATAAATAAGGAGAGAAGTATAATGAATTTTTACAAAGTGCAACAAGATATTAGTGACATGCTAGGTTTGAGTTTAAGTCCAGAAGGTAAAGATACTTTTAAAGTACTATCTGTTGATATGAATACGGATTTGGAAGATACGGATACCACAGCAGAACTGGTTGAAGTAACATTTAGTACTAAGGATATGAATGGTCTAAAGGAAGTACTAGAAGAGTTTAATGATAACCAGTATAAGGGCCATGTATACACTGTGTTATGCAAGGTTAGCCGAGATACTCTTTCAAAGGATGCTACAGCTGCTTACACTGGTAAGCTATTATTTATGTACAGTAAAAATTTGAAGGACAAGTACGAACAGCTAGTAACTATTTAGTAAAAAAGTACCCCAATTGGGGTACTTTTTTGTATTAAGTCTTGATTTTAGGCAATTTTAGTGATAAGATAGTAGCATAGTCAGAAAGGAATTGATATGTAATGAAAGTTGTAACCGCCTCAAGAACACAAAAGGATGCAAAAGAAATGTACAAGGTAGGCAATGTTATTTATGATGGACTTGACTATTACCTTGTTATCACTAGTGATAAAGGATATGCACTAATTAACTTGAGTAATGATAGTGTATTTATGGAACAAAGCTCAATAAATGCACTATCAGATGCATGTTGGAGTGGAAATGATAAGCTTGTTGATGCAGAATTGACAATTATTGAATAGGAGGAAATATTATGAAGTACATCTTAGCTTTTAGCGAAGGAGCAGAGCATCTTGATTCTGAATTGTTTGATACCTTAGAAGATGCAGAGAAGGCAGCAAAGGATATGATTAAAGAGTTCAATGAAAAAGGGTACACTTTCGATATCGAAGATGCTGTATCTGGGGAACCTGATGGGGAACATATTGACTCTTTAGATGTTATTTCCGTTGAATATACTGGGTTGCCTGACTTTGGGTGCATCCTAGAAGATGCTATGATTGACTTTTACTCAGATGAAGGTATTGATGATGACTTTTATTTTGAAAAGAAAGACCGGGAAAAACTATCTGATATGGTTACCAAGTTTTTCAAGGAAAATAACTATGATAACCAATGGTATACCGCTCAAGGGTACAAAGTAGTTACCTTATAGATAGTAAATTAAAGGGAGGAATACATTTTGAGATTGAACTCTATTGAGTACAACTATGATGCCCAATTTGACATTCTAAGAGTATCAAACTTAGGGGTTACTAGTGGAGGATATGCTGGAGACTATTGTAGTTCTGAGGTGTACACAATAACTAATGAGTATAATGATACCACGTATGCCGAAATAGCTAATTTCAAAAAGCATTACTCTTTGGATGAGTACAGCAAGTACATTGACAGCTTTGAGGTACTAAAGGTGTTACCAGAAGTATACGAAAGAGTTATAAAAGATGGCAAAAGTATTGTGTAAAGGTTGGGGTAGAGTATGGAGACACTTAAATTAACGCGTAAGGAAGCACAGCTGCTTAAGGATAAACAGGCAGTAGATGTAAATGAGCTTGTATACAGCCGTTCAGGCGTGTATCTAACTGTAGACTCTACTACGTTACCCCTTGTTAGTAAGGTGCTGTCAGAGAGCAAAATAGATGCCTTTAACGGGCTTGTAACGCCAAAGATAACCATGTTATTTTTCCTTATCTTTGTACTATCTATGTTTTTGTTAGCAGAAATCATGAGTACCAATTAAGGTACTTTAACTTAAAAGGAGAGAGTAAAAATGGACAAAGTTACAGTAAAAGAACTATCAGATGGTTGGACCTATTTAATTAATGGGCATCAGGGTAACAATACTCTATACCATACAGAAGGTATTGCTAACCAAATGGCATCAAAGTACATTAAGAATAAGTATTTTTCACAGTCTGACAGTGTAAAATTTGATTCATATCAAGTAAACATTGTTGGTGAGGGTAACCGACACTATACCTATTATGTTAATCAAGAAGGTAGTAAAGAAATTTATACCTTTAAAACGTTGTACAAAGCGTATAACCATGTTTGGAACAAGTTAAATGGGTATACTACAAAGGAAAATAGAAATTCAGAAATGTTTAACTTTGTTGAGGACCAACTTAATAAGCTTTGGGATAAAATGGACTTCATTGACCAAGTACAGCATATTGTATCCAATCCTAACTTAACTGAGGATGAAAAAGTGTATTCTGTTGTGTACATTAGTCAAAAGGCCCCTAAGACTCGATTTGATAAGTAAGGAGAGACAAACAAAATGACCAATATTGAGTTTAAAGTTGCTAATGGGTACCGTAAGGGTATGATACAGCTACCTAAGCGTATGACTTCTGGTAGCAATGGTTATGATTTTTATTCTTGCTCTACCTTGCTAGTACCTAGTCACAATGAAGAACCTGTTTTCGTACCAACGGGAGTTACTGCTAGTTTTGACCCAGATACGGTACTGCTATTATTTAACCGGTCAAGTAACCCATCTAAACGTGGATTGGTACTAGCTAATGGTGTTGGGGTAGTAGACAGCGATTATTATCAAGCAGAACACAATGATATCCAAGGTATGTTTTACAACTTAAGTAATAAAGACTATGTTATTCATAGTGGTGACCGTATCATGCAAGGAGTATTTACAAAAACTTTGTTAGCCTCTAATGGAGATACTTCAACAGATACTCGTGAAGGTGGCTTTGGTAGTACTGATGAAGGTAATCATTCTAAAGTAGTACAGGATTTGTTAAAAGCCCATAGAGCAGGATTAGGACAAAAGGTTAGGGTACACGGGGTACTAAGCCAAGAAGACCTTCGAGATTTAGAAGGATTAGGGTACCTAGTTAACCATGATTTTAATCTTGATGAAGATACGTATAATAATTTTTGGTTATCAAAGTTAGATACTTCTGGTACAGCGTATAGAGCTAATGTTGCTAAGTTGTTAGACGCCTATGCCTTTGGTGAAGGTTGTGCTGATTATGTATTAACGGGTACCTCTCCTGTACGGCGTCATTTGCCAGAAGCAGATGTACAACAGCTACATGAGTTAGGGTACAAGGTTATCTATAAAAATTCAATTTCGTATACCATGGTGTACTTAGATACTGATGACTAACAAAAGGAGTGGGTACAATGAAAACAAGTGAACTAATTAATAGTATACATGTACTAGGAGGTTCAACAGAGATTGAGAGAAAAGGCATTGATAATAAAGTACTAGTAGTGTACAATTCAATAGGTGTTACTATTTCTCGAGTTCCCCTAGGTGAATATGGACAACTGGATACTTATTATACTGCTTTCCCTCATTCATCAAAATTACTAAAGTTGTTAACAGAATATGCTCTTACTGAGGTAAATGAACGGGAATACGAAAATAGATACTATGTACATTTGTTACCAGGGGAAGACGGTTACTTAAATGTTGGCTTAGATTCAGGTAAGGTATCTGCTAATTCCTTAGTTAGTTAGGGGTACAAAGTTTTATTTACTGAAGATGAGTACAATAGGGTACAGAATAGGTACTCAGAATACCTGCCTAAGTTTGACGCGGATGATAAACGTTTTGAACTGGTAGATAACCAGGAAGATGATTAGGGGGTACAGATATGAAGTTTAAAACTCTTGATACACAATTAAATAAGTATGGATACACCTGTGTATTAAATGAGACAAATATTAGGGATTCACAAAAATTAGTGAGTTTTTGGAGATTCACTTTGACTGCTAGGGCAAAAAAAGATGTTGAGGTAACTATTTCTCGTAATAAGGGAACAGATAAAGTTTCTATTAACCTTAGTGAAGCTGTAAATTCACATGTTCTTTGGCTATTAATGCAT